TCAGCGCGTGCCTGATAGCATTGGATGAGCGCCTGCGCGATGGTGTCGAGCGGCAGCAGGTCAACGCTGCCCTTCAAGCCGCCCTTCTCGCTAAACGCCGCCCATTTGTCCACCGGGATGAGGGCATTGTTGTCGCCCTCGGTCATCAGACGCTGCAACGCCGGTTGGCTGGCATCGTACACGCCGCGCACACGCAGCGCCTTGACCAGACCATCGATGCGGTCGGAGAGGATGTCCAACTCCGTCGCTTGGTCTTGGTACAGCACGAAATCGGGGACAGGCACAAGGTTGTCCGAAGTCGTCGTGGCGTAGAGCGGCTTCGGGCAGGGGAAGAACCCCTCAAAGTTAAGCGGGTCGTCACGCACATCAATGAAGTGCGACATACCCTTCGACAACCAATAGACCTTCAGCGTCTCCTTGTCCCAGAGTTCGCAGATTTTGGCGAGGTTGTATTGCCGCTTGCTGTCGCGGTAGGCGTTGAGCGTCTCCGGGCCTTGGTCGGTCGGTATCTGACGCGCCATTTCCTCGCCAAAACGCTCTACAAGCGCCTCACGGGTCATGTAGACCCAGCGCCATACCTGCCCCACCTCTTCCCAAGTGCGGCCCTGTGAGTGTCCAAAGTCCTTCCAATGGACATAATCGACCGGAGCGCGTTCGTACTCAATCTCTTCAAGCGGCGGCGGTGCGCCCTCGCCCTGTTCGATGGCAGAGGTGATGGATACGCCATCATCCTCTACGCCGATGGGGGCAACATGAGGTTCGTACCGCACCCATGCCGTGCCTCGACCGCCGAGGAACCTGTCCTCGACATCGTATTTCATGGTCGAGCGGAAATCGGGGTAATGCTCAATCTCAAAGTCGATGGCGCGTTCGACCAATTGTGCAGCGACACGCCCAACGGGGTCGTTATCGCCAAAGCGTCTGCTTACATCAGCCTTCGGCAGTTTGGCGTAGACGGCAGGGATGAGCGTCTGGACATTGCTCCAAAGGATGTTGAACTTGGCGGTTTCGTTGCCGCCCGAGCCTCTGGTGTCGTCGCGGTAACGCTTGACGAGTTTCTTTACCCGCGCCTGCCACTTGGCAAACTCATTCTCGTAGGTGCCGATGACCCGCAGGTACTTTTCAAGTTCTTGGCTAACGCGCTCGTCCATCTGTCAGTCCTTCTTGTTTCGCGCAGAGATGGCTCTAGCCTTTGCTTTCGCATCTTCCTTGCTCGACGCACCCCAAGCACGCAGCGCGAGGGCGAGGCGGGTCGGCTTGCCGTTCTTCTCCATCGGCCCAGCCATGTTGCCCATGCGTGCGAGGAAACTAGCGCGGCGTGGGTTATCGCCGCCCTTCACCGGGGGCTTAAGGGTGCCGCCCGTCTCACGCTTGTACGATGCGCGACCAGCGGCGTTGAGGCCACCCTTCGGGTTCTTGCCTTCCTTACGCTGCCACGCTGCGCTCATCAGTAACCCTTTTTCTCTGGTTTAGCCGTCTTCGCAGACTCGCGGAACGCCTTTGCGGTCGGCGCACCAGCCTCTCCGGGCTTACGCATCCTTTCGCCGGAGCCTGCCTTGATGCGCTCCTGCTTCGCTAGGATGTTGGCGTAGAGTCCGGGCTTACGGTTCATTTGCTGAACAAGCCAACTGCCAGCACGGCAGCGCCTGCACCCGTCGTGACCTTCCACGGGCCGGTAGCCGCGTTGAGGCCAAGTTCCACGACATACACGCCAACAGCCGTACTCGCTGGGATGGAAAGGATGGTTGTGCTGCCGTCGATGATGCTGACGGTTGAAGTCAGCGCCGTTGATACCGTCACCACGATGCGATGCAGGTAATCGTTTGCTGCGCCGTTGGTGCCAAGCACCTGCGCGGTCTGCGAAACGGCGACCGTCTCGTATGGATACTGGTATGGATTGCTTACGCCACTCATATTCGCGCCCTCCTTGAGACGCTACGCTCGTGAACCTGCCACATGTCATTTAGCGTGACCTCATTCTGTGGCCCAACAATCAAGGTCTTGCTCTCTAACGGCCTCTGCGCGGACGGTTCAGCCCTCCACGCAACTGCCAGCATACGGAAAGCGTCGGCAGGGTGTGATGTCCAATCGTGTCGGGGTGATGCCCTAAACGCTTTCTTGTCCTCATCATACTCTCGTTGATACTGGCGTAAAGCCTCTATTCCGTCGCCACATTTTACGGAATTGAACCAAGTTCGGGGCAACATCTGGCGAATTGCTTGGATTCCGTCCTGTAAGCCGATGTTCGGCACCACAGACAAATGGTTGATGCCGAGGTGGTCAGCCAACTGCTCTACGATGCTGCGCCCCGTTTGAAGCGACTTCGCCCGTGCGTCATGCGGCAGGTGATGCTTGCCGTAGGTGTAACCCTTGTTAACGACTACCTCTGCAATGGCGCGGATGTCTGCACCCGAGACTGCGTAGAAGTCAATGACGCGCACCTCGCCGCCCACGACCTGATACCACCATATCGCCGTGTCGTCGCGGTAGCCCAAGTCCCATGCTGTGTGTACCGGATATCCCGGCTCGAAGACTACACGCTCGTTAATGCGCGGTTCTGCCAGTCGCATCTCTGTGCCAAAAAACGCACCGATAATGGCTGCTTCGAAACTGCACTCGTACTCTTGGAGGTACTGGTCTTCCGACAACTGCGCCTTTGCCGCGTTGAGTTCACTCTGCGGCAGCAAGCCCGAATCGCTGGCAGGCAGGCGCAGGACAAACCACTCGTCTGGGATGCGCCGTGCCGTCTCGTAGATGTCCCAGAATTGGTTCTTGCCCTTCGGCGTACCGGCGAACACAGCCCAGCCTTGTTTATCGGAGAGCGCAGGGCGTATCACATTGCCAAATACCGAGGGCTTGAAGTCGCCGTACTCGTCCATGTACACGCCGCTGAACCCAAGGCCGCGCATTGCGTCTGCGTTGTCTGCGCCGAATAGGCTGACCTTCGTGTTGTTAACGAGCGTGATGGTCATCATCTGCTCGTTAATGTCGCTAATGAGCGGCTGGGCGTAGTGCTTGAAGTAGTCCCACGCAATGCGTCTGGCTTGGTTCTGGTAGGGAGCGACATACCCGAAGAGGCCATTCGGCCCCTTGTACATGAAGGCTGCGCGGATGATGTCGTTAACCGCTGCGACAGTCTTGCCAGCACGCCGATGCGCGACGAGGCAGGCCCACCGCTTTGTGCGGTCGTGGAACGGCATGAAAGCCCGTCTCGGGCGATACGGGAGTTCTACCCGCTGCTTCACTCGGGCTTGCCCCAAGTCGCCTCAATCTCAATCTTGCTGCCGTCTGGGCCGCTGTGTTCGTGCCGTGCGAGTTTAGGCACATGGTATTCGAGTAGGTCGCTGAAACACTTAAACGCCGCCTCTGCGCCCTTGTTCGCGTGTATCTCTTCGAGCCAGCCCTGTAGCCGACCTGCGTTGCCGTCTACAAATCGCGCAATGGCTTCTCTAGCCAGTTGCGTTGACTCGTTAGGCACGCCCTTCGGTCTGCCGGGGCCACCCTTTCTGCCCTTTTTAAAAGAACCTTCGTTAACCATGTGAACAGTTTACTTCTGTTTACCGGTACGCCGCAATGCCTCGGTTAGCGTTAAGGTGCGTTATCTGCGACGGCAGCATGACCGACACATGGGAAAATTTGAACATCAGCATATCGGCACGGCGTTCCCACCGTTCGTCGGAACGCTCCTGTTTCCATGTTAACTGCGCTGCACTTTTTGCGGACTTGCCGAGTTTCATCTCTTTTCCTCGTTTTCCGAAAGCATTTGCTGTGCTCCAAATGTTGCAAGTACCGCAGGAACAATTCCCGCTTTTGCGGCTTTCCTCAAACCCTCAAACCCTTCTGCCTTGAAAATGTTTCTGGCGCGAATCACATCTTCTCTAGCAACGCCGAATCCTTTTGCGGCGTAATCAATGTCCCGAGCATTTCTTGCTGCAACGGTTTCTCGATATGCAGGGTTTACATCTAAATTTTTCATCGTCATGGGCGCTTGTTCCATCATCTCAAGCATTCGCGCAGTAACCGCACCCGGAGTGTTGCTGCGGTAAGCGTCCCCGTAATCAATGTATCCAGTTTCGGCGCGTCCAAAGTCAATTTCTGTTTTGCCAAACGCCTCGGGGTTTTTCTTTACGATATCACGCACTTCTTTCGCAAACTTTTCACCCTGCGCTGTACCTTCGTTTGCAAGAATTGTTATGCCGTTTGGCGCACTTGCAAGGTAATAACCTCGTTGCTCAAACAGAGGAGCAATACGCTCCATGTCCGCTTGAGTCATGTTTTTACCCAAGTCAATGGATGCTCCAGAGTAATCTGCGGCTGACTTTGCAGGCAGTAACTTGTGCCAAGCGCCAGCCTCTTGAACATCAAAATACGCTCGGGCCGCTTCTACGGCGTTTAAGGCATTCACCGAGCCGGGCGTTAACGCGCGCGACTTGTCAGCCGTTGTGTAAATTCCGGTTACGGGCCGCGCGACCATTGCAGGGTTTGCCGTGTCCTTAAACCTTCCTACGGTTTCAACTGTTTCACCCGGCAGCATCCGAGCCGAGGTGTAACCGATGTCCCGCCCCGATAGGCTGGTGTTCCACGACCCTCTTGGGTCTTGCGTATACGCCGCGCGCACATCGAACGGCGCGTTAAGCAATCCTTGAAGATGCCCCGTTGCTGGAGAACTTACGGCCTCATAAGTCGCGTTGGCTTCCTGCGTGGGGAAGTAATCGGCATACGACCGTGCCGCTTCTCCCGGTTGGATATCGCCACGACGAATCTTGTTCCCTGACCACGCCGCCGCTTGCGCCGTTCCTGTTCCCCAGTCAGAAAAGCCGCCCAACTGTTCGCGGTTCGCTTTTTCTATCGCGCGCGCCCTGACTTCATCCATGAATGCGTGCTGCGTCGGGCCACCAACCGTGCCTGTTGGATATCCCATCAGTTCAGCCTCATGCATATCGTTAACGCCGCGCCCAATTCTCTCGGGTGCGTATGCAACGCCGAGTTGCGTTGCGAACGGGTCGCGCTTGTGACCAAGGTAGTCTGCCCGACCAGCGTCATACATGGCTTGCAACGGAGGGCTGTCCCTTGAAGGGAATCGACCCGTTAAAACTGGCTCTCCGGTGACCGCTTGGATGTGTCCCTTCGCGGTCATCGAAGTATTGCCTGCGACATTATTTGCGCGGCTTAACGCGGCAAGATTTTGGCTGACCAAATCTGCCTCGACAGGGTTGTTCCCGGTGCGGGCAAAGATGTCTTTGCTGCTGTCGATGTAGAAATTTCGACCGGGCAACCCTTCCTGCATCGCCCTCACATAATCGTTGACCATTGCGCCAAGTTTTTGCGGGGAGTCAACGCCCGGTGGCGCGCCAACATACTGACCCGAAGTGCCGACTCTGCGTTTTGCTCGGGTAACCAATTGCTCCGCTGCTTCTGTTCCTTCTCGCGCTTTCCCAGCCGCTTTCGCCACGCCGCCCACAACAGGCGCGCCCGCAAGGATAGCCAGCCCCATGCCGAGTTTGTCGCCCGTGCGCCGGGAACGCTCAAAGTCTCGCGCAGCCTGCGGGTATTGCAACGGGGTAAAACCTGCGACGATGTCTAGTGCCGTGTCGCCCGCGCTCTGCGATGCAGGAGCGTCAAGGCTTGTCATGCGCTGTGTTGCGCCCTTCACAGACTGTCCTAACTGATTCATGCTTGGGACAGGGTCGCCAGATGCGCCAAATCGTTGCCCATAATCATCGGGAACAGATACACCCTGCGTTTCGGCTATCTTCCGGCGCAGTTCATCAAAATATTGCAACGCTGCAGCAAACCTTGACGGTTCCGTTTTTTTGCTTTTGTTAGCAGCAGCCATAATTAACTTAAGTTTTCGAGTTTGTACTTGAGGCTCGTCACCGCATCAACCACGGCATCGAACAGGTTAACAAGGTCGCTGTCCTTCGGGAGTGAGCCTTTGATTTCGTCGAGGAAGGTCAGCAGCCCCTTCACATACGCCTTCGGGTTGCTGTTCTTGTGGAACTCGACATCGTAACCCGTGATGATTGAATACCTACCCTGATAGGCTTCTGCGTATTTATCCACAAGACCGGGAATGGCCTCATAGTATTCCGCAAGCGCCATGTGCTGCGCGAAGGACTTGGTGGCGAGGTGCTGAAGGTGCGTGATAGTCGCGCTGTGGAACATGGTTCCGACAAAAAGCGCAGCAGTTTTTTCGTGAGCAGCCATGACTCTCCCCTATGGTACGATAATGCTAGACCCCCACAGGGAAGGATGCAAGCATGACTACCATCTCCGAAGCCTACCGCGCACAGCAGGTCGAACTCCACACCAACCCTAATTACGGGGTGGCTTCCATCGCCTTTGCGCCCATCGTTGCAAAGTTAATCGTGGATAACGGCATCAAGTCGTTGTCCGATTACGGTGCTGGCAAGAAGAACCTGCAACGCGCCCTTGAGCCTGCGGGTATCTCGATTGATTACCGACCCTATGACCCCGCCTTTCCAGAATATGGCGACCCACAAGAGGCCGACCTTGTAGCCTGCATTGATGTGCTGGAACACATCGAACCTGACCGGCTCGACGCTGTGCTAAATGACCTCGCCCATATCATGCCGAAATTGGGCTTCTTCAGCGTCCACACGGGGGCGGCGGTTAAGGTGTTAAGCGACGGCAGGAACGCCCACCTTATCCAAGAGCCTGCGCGGTGGTGGCTCCCCCGGCTCTGTGAGCGGTTCCACATCCACCACCTCCAGCACCATCAACTCATGGGTCAAGGCTTCTGGGTCGTCGTCAGCCGCGTCTGAAGCCACGCAACCGTTTCGGCAGGGTCACGGGCCAGATACCATTGGCCTAGCGGCTCAAACGCCATCTGGAAGCGTTCCTGACCCCTTCGCAGTTTGCCCGTTGGGGTCTTGATTTCGAGGAACGCTGCGAAGCCGGGGGCGGTGACCAGTTTGTCCGGTACTCCCTGCCCTGCCAGCCCAAGGTCGTACACCGTAAACCCCGCCGCTCTCACGGTTGCGGTGATGGCGGCATCGTTAGCATCCCGGCGTGCGGCGTAGCGCATCAAGGTTGCCCGTCGGCGTACTCGTACCAAAGCCGATACGCCGTGATAAATTCGTCCACGCCCTCGCCGAGCATGATGGGTTTGCCGAATGGCGGGATAAAGTAAAAACTGTTGATGTGCAACCCGTTGTCCGTGTCGCCGCGCACCACCCACACCTGAAACCCCGGAGTACCGGCAAGTGCCTGCAAGGTGCGGCGCAGCCCTTCGGACATCCTTTCACCCTCGCGCTTCCATTCAAGCACAAGGAATTTTCCCCTCCTCTCGATAATGCCGTCGATGTTGCAGGGACAGGCTTTAGGGTTGTTCGGCAGCAACCCAAGAAACGCGCCGTAATCAATATGCGGCGCATCCCGGTTTTTCATCAGCCGCTCAAACTCCACGGCGTTTTGCGTCGAACATGGCGCGTTGTGGTGATACCCATCCTGCGCGGGTCTTAACCCAACCGCGAGACTTCAGTAGTTCCTCGCCACCGCAAGCACCGCTGCGATGCTGGAGGATGCTCGACGCGCCGAAGAACTTCTGACCGCATTGCTTACAAGTGCGGGTCATTTGCTCCCCCTCGCACGGATGGCGTTAGCGATGTCCCATGCTGCGGCAGATTTGCCGGGGTTGACCAACAAGATGGCGGTGTTGTTTATCTGGCTGTCGGCAATCTTCGCACACGCCTCCCGCTCGGCTGCGGCGACGAGGGCGGCGAAGAGTTCAGTTTTCTGCCAAGCGTCTTCGCTTGCTAGCCCCATAGCGTAGTCAGGGAATCCCGCCTCCCGCGCCATGCGGATGATGTCCTCGCGTGTCATGTGTCCTCCTTCGTAATTCCGTAGAACTTCTCGGCGGCGCGGAAGCCTAACTCAAAGTCCCGCCATCGTCCGTCGATGTCAGGTTTTATGTACGCCTCCGCAATTTGCTCCCTCGTCGCAGGCTCCCGCTTGGCGTCAACAGTCAAGGATTCCTTGACGGTTGGCTCCGGCTCCGGAGCCGCGAGCGCGGCGTAGAGGGCGGCGTAGAAATTGCCGATGTGTTCGCCGCAAATCGACGCCTCTAGCATCTCAAAAGCCACAGCGCGGGGCAGGGTGATGTTGTCGGTCACGGCTTCACCTCCCGCGCCCACAGCATGGCGTTAATGCTCATGTTCCTATTTCCTGCGCCTTTTCGATGAGTCGAATCGCCATCGTGATGTTTTCCTGCTGCGAAACATCCGACTGCATCACATCTACCGCGTTAATCATCGCCTCGCCTGCGGTATACATCCGCTCGTAATCGTCGTTCGGGCGACCACCAAACTTGTAATCGGGGTCGGCTTCCAACATC